GTCCACCACAGGTCCTTGGCGCTTAGCGCCGACTCAAACCCGGTCGGGTCGCCAACCGCGGCGATTTCATACCACCCGGCGCCGGTTCCATCGCTCGCAGAGCCTCCGGCGATTTCGTCGACGGTTTGTGTTCCGTCGCCGCTGTAGTTGGTCTGGTCTTTGGTGACGGTGACAATCTTTCCGTCACTGCCTATCAGTCTGTCTTTTGCCATGGCTTATTCCTCCGTGTAATCGATCTCTGTGGAGATCGTGTATGTATAGACGCCGGAACTCTCATCCAGCCCGCCGGCGCTATCGCCGGTCAGCCGAGTCGCTGTCACCTTGTAGTCGCCCTGTACCCCGCGAAATCTCCGCGATACCTTTTTGAGCGTTCGTCGTATCGGGTCGGCGAGGTCTTGGCTTCTCGCGTAGATTGTGCAATCCATGGATGCAAGCCCAGCCTCTTTCCCGAGCGGATACGCCTCCGGGAGTTCCCAACCTGTTTGGGCAACCGCTACAAACTCAGGCTTCGCCCCCTTCGGAATTCGCTCGTGATAGACGGTTGTAGTAAGTGTCGAGTCCGCCTTTAAGAAGTCGACGAAAACCTTGTCAACGTTTTTGCTGGGCATATGTTTTCTCCATAGACTGTTTCCAGAGCTTTCGCATTTCGCGGCGAGCCTTGTTTATCCCATAGCGCATGTAGTTCGTGCCTTTGAACCCAGGGTGAAACACGTACTCGCGCGGCCCAACTCCCGGGATCACGAGCGCATCTTGTGCGTTCGAGTCCTTCGACCGGATAATGTGCGGCCCCACGCCGTACTGGATGAGGTTCGCATGTTTGGCTCCAGGCCCTCCCGCTTTGAGAATGCCCCAAAAGCCGTTTGCCGACTTGTGGACTGCACGACGGATACTCCTGTAGAGCTTCCCGGTATCGTAGGATTTCCGCCTCACGCGCTGTCGCGTGTAGGTGTAAGCGTTTTCTGTGAGAGGCCCTATGAGGTTTTTGCTTGCGCCTTGTGCGAACCCTCCGTAGCTCCTGATCTTGCGTCGACGTTTCACCTGGCTCATATTGGATCCCTCATGTAGTTGCTCCATATTTTTACAACCTGAAAGGGAAGATCCATCGCGCCGGTGTACTGCGATTGATAGCCACCTTCGGTACCTTCCTCGCCGCCGATCCACGAGATAGCAGGAGAGTCGATCCAGTAGCCTACGAGCTGTATGATGCTCTCCTCGAGGTCGCTTTTAGTTTGGCTATAGCCAACATTCGCAGACACTCTGATATTTGCAATTCCGGTCGGCCACGCCGCAGCTCGATACAGGAAGCGTTCCTTGTAGATCACGTACTCAGTCACTTCAGTCTCTGATCCGAAGTTTCTGTTTCCATCCACATAAACACTTGCGACTGAATTGATCGGATATTCGCCGACGTCAATTATCCGCTGGCCATTCCCATCGAGGTCTCGTGTAACGTCTTCCGCAGCGAGTATCCGTCCGACGTAGTTTTTTGCTCGCATGGAGGCGACTTCGATAAGATGTTCCGTCGCTTCTTGCCGAGAAGCGTCCAAGTTGAATCGATTTTGTACCGTCGGCCAGTCCACAAGTGCGTAGCTCGCAAGGGCCATCTACTACGCCTCCGTTGCCATCTCGCCGTTGTCGTCGGTCGCCTTGCGGCTCCGTTCTTTCACGGCTTCAACGTGCCCGGCGCGAAGCAGATCCTCCGCGATATGTTTCGGTAGCTTTTTGACCTCTCGCGGCGCAATAGAAAAACCGTCGCCTGCTATGCTCCGTATTCCTCTGACCTTGATGGTTTTCGCCATACATTCCTCCAAAATGCGGGGTAGCCGTCGCCACCCCGCTATTTCACTCAACCGCCATTAGGCTGCGGCGAGCTGCAATACCTTGATCGGGTTTGTGCCCGCGTCGGCCAGAATGCCTCCGTGGCGGAAAAACCCGATAAATCCAACCTGTGCGTAGTCGGCGTAGCGCTCTGTCAGTCGCAGCACCATACCGCCGCGCACATCGCGGATTTTGTAGTGAGAGAAGTCCCCAAAGGAGACCACCTTGTTGTCTACACCGAAGCCCGCCATGTTCTGGTTTACCGTGTAGGGAAATCCATTGACAGTGTCGGGCTCGCGCAGTTGCGTTCCGGGAAGCCAGATCGGGCGATTCTCGGCGTCTTTGAGCTGCTTCAGCGCCTTGAGGATCGTGTCGGAGAACTGAAACTCTGCGTTCATCCGGTAAGCCGGATCGACGGAGTGCACGAGATCGAGGATCTCATCATAGGTGATTGCGGAGCTCGACGCTGCGGTGTGGCCAACTGCAGCACCAGTTATCGAACCCTCAGGCTGACCAGTTCCGGATCCTGTGGTGAAGTAGTTTGCGGTTGACCTGCCGATTCGCTCCGCGAGCTTCGCTTGCAGAAACGCCTCAACATCGATTCCCGAGTCCTGCAGAAACTGCAGCGACACCCGGATGATCTTTGAACTGAACATGTATGCCACAAGATTCTTGGAACCAAAGGCGATATCTTGCTCTGTTGCCTGAGTGTTTTCGCTGAGAAGCTCACCGCTGTTCGCGGTGTCGTTTGACGTCGGGATCGGCATATCTCGCCCATCGGATGTCCTCATGATCTCCGCCCGCGTCCGGCGCAGTGCATTGAACTGCTTTTGCGCGTCAACGATGCCCTGCCACATTTCCTCAGGCACGGTATAGCCACCACTTGCGTCGGTTCCGGCTGCAAGGGCGCGTTGTTCGACGGTCTGCATGTTCTCCATGAGCGCGGACCGCTCTTCGGCGGATAGCCCGTTCATGCCGCGGCGAAGGTAGGACTCAAACGCCGACCGATATCCGTCCTGATTCGGTTCGCGCTCTGTCTCCTCGCGCTTCTTAGCCTCGGCCTCGAGCATCTTCTCTTCGACTGCAAGCTCGCGCTCGGCGGCCTCGATTTGCTCGGTAAGCTCCTCAACGTGGTTCAGCCGCTCATTGAAGGAGCGCTGCTCTTCTGCGTTGAGCTTACCATCTTCGTTTTGCGACTCCCGCTCCTCACGGAACTTACGGGCGTCTTCCCATTCTTTCTTACGCTGCTTTCGCAGCTCTACGATCTTATCGAATCTCTGAGCCATGTAGTTTCCTCCTACATTAGCCGGGCGAGCTCACGCTCGCGTTTGGCATAATCTGGTATTTCGCGCGGTTCATCGCTGCCTGCCTCTCCTTCCTCCTCCGGGTGGCTCTCGGCCGGCGCGGCGAGTCGGTCTAGCACGGAGCGAATCTCCGCTATCTGAGCGCGGTCGTCATCGGTCAAATTGCCGGTTGCCGCGCGCATTGCGACGTCTTCAATCACTTCGGGGTCGAGCTCAGCGCCCATCTCTCTGAGGTCCACCGAAGTTTGCGGATACGCAGGGAATGTCACCGGAGATACTTCGATGAGCTGGACCTCAACAAGTTCGCGAATAAGGTTATTCTCCTCGTCTTTCGTCCATCGATCGCGTACTGCCCGAAATCGGAATGACATTTGATCAACGTCTCCGCGTTCGACGCTTTGCATGAAGTCTCGCGCCCACTGCGTATCAGGTGGCATTGCCTCGAAAGACAGTCCCTCGATGTCTTCGGTAATCGATAGCGTCCCAGAGCGCATCGAGCCCAGGACATAGTTCTTGTCGTGGTTCCACAGAGCCTTGGCGTTCGACTCTTGTAGCGTTTTCGTGAACGCACCCGGTAGAATGCGCTCTCGAAACCCTCCGAGATTCCGAGAGAGTTGATTGAATATCGCAGGACGCCCAACGATCTTGCGCTCTTCCTCACCCTCACCGGCGTTCCGAAGCTCTACGGGAAACGACAGCACATCGTGCTCTCGTGCATAAATAGCTTTTCTGGCCTCTGTGGTTTTCATATCGTTCTCCTTCGCGGCCGGATCAAACTGACCGCCTTCTGCCTTGCAGTATTCGCGCGCCTCTTGCTCTGGCCACGCTGAAATGGGGAATCGAAGCGCCTGGCGTTCAACTGACTCATTCTCGATTCCGTATATGATATCGATGCACCGTTCACCGGTTTTATCCGCGCAGTTCTTGCGTCTGAGCCGTTCATAGCGCCGCGGATCGCTGAGTCGACACGCGTGTTCATTCGGATACGGCATTTCTCACCTCCGCTATCCGGATCCGCTCCCACTCGCGAAGCTGTTCCTCCACGGCCTCGGCACCACCTGTGGTTGCGGCGTTAAGTAGCTCTTCTTGTGATCGTGAGAACCATTTATTGGCATCGAGGATGGATCGGCCGGCTGCCGCGTTTATTGGGGCCGTGATTGTCTCAGCCCACGCCGTGTCGGCGTAGTACTCTGCGATTACTGAGTGAAGCTCTTCTACACCTTGTTGCGCTTCTGCGCTTCTCATCAGCTTTCGCACTTCTCGCACTTCTCTGCGCAAAAGTCTTGAAGCTGCATCTACCACGATCGGGGAGAGAGACAGTTGGTCTGCGCGCGCCTGGTGTTCTCCCTCCGCGGCAACCGGCATGAATTCCCCGCCGGCGGACACCATGGCGTTATTTAGCGGTACGAGAAAGGACTCGCCATAGTCGTTGTCTATCGGGTTTTTGTTCTCAATGCGGCGCCATTCGTTCGGGGTGATAACACCGTTTCGCCGCTCAATTTCGAGGGCCTCAGCTCGCGATTTCTTGTCGCCACGGAGGAGGCCGTCGACGTTGAACTCGCAAAAAATATCTGGCTCAGCGCGAAACAGCTTGTAATTGAGCTCTTGCTCGATTCGCACAAGCCATGGCCGGAGACTGTGAATAACAAAGTCGAGGCTCAAGTGTTCAATGTTTGAGAACGTCGCGCGCTCGAGATCGTTTATGAAATGCGCCGGAACACGCAAGATTCCCGCAAGTTCACTTCGCGTGAGCTTACGAGACTCGATTGCTTGCGCTTCTTCTGGATTAACTGCCGTGCGCGTCCACTCGAGGTTCTCTTCGAATACAGCCGTGCGATGGGCGTTAGAAAGTCCGCCATGCGACATCTGCCAGGCGGCTGCGATACGGTTTCGTGCCTCTGTGGAGAGCTTCCCGTTCCCGGCATACTTGAGGAATCCGCTCGGATGCGCCCCGTTTGAGAAGAATCGTCCCTGGTATTCATCGAGCGCCGCAGCGTACCCGAGCGTTTCTTTGCCATACTCGAGGATGCCCTCGCCCTCGATTCCATTTCCAAGCGCACTTATGTGGAGAACTCTATAACTCGGCAGCCCTATCCGTTGACCGCCAATTTGGGTCACGTACACGAGACTGTCGCGCTTGGTTAGAACCGGATGCGTATATTCGGGAACCAGGGGCCACATGTTCACAACGTAGCCGTTCGCGTCAAACTCGAGTTCGGCATAGTGGTTGCCGCGAAATACAAGCTGCTTCAGGGCCAGCTCCCAGTAGTTGAAAGCCGACATGAACGGATTTGGCCTCGTCTTGAGGACAGTGTAGCTCGGATGCTCTCGGTAGCGTTCACGCGCATCGTGGTTAATTCGTCGATACGTCTCTAGTGGAAGCGATGCCACAGATTCGGCGATCACCCGTATACCGGCATAGATTGAAGCTATGCCCATTGCGCGATCTTCATTTACCGAAACGCCGGTTGATCCGGCCTGAACACCAAAGTGCTCCACCGCGGCATCGGATGATATCGGCGTTTCGGGATTCTCGAGGTTTTGCCGACTCTCCGGCGCAAGGGCGCCAAGTCCGCGGATTGCTTGTCGAACGTCCTTGAGCCAGCTCATATGAGGAGAACCTCCTCGGTGTCATAAACCGATCCGTCGTTTTCGTTTAGAATGGCGCGCCACGTCGACATGACTGAGGTAATAAGTCCGTCAATGCGGGAGGTATCATCGCCCTGCTTGTATTTGACGGGCTTTCTCTGGTCGTTCGGGCCTTCGTAGATGTGCGCTGAGGCGACGTAATAGTCCATGATGGGGTTTCCCCCATGTTGCATCTCGCCGGCAATGACAAGCCTCTCAAACTCGTTTGTTGGTGCGGTAAACTCTTTGGCTGATTGCGGGAACTGAACGACCGGAAGCCCTTCCTCTTCGAGGTCAAGTGCGATTGGTTGTCCGTCGCCATAGCGGTCGTAGGCGAGCTCACGAATGTTAAACCGCTCGAGGTCTTCCCGTACCTGGTCTGTGACGTAGTCGCGGATAATTGTCTCACCGGGGTGCTCAATCCATCCGTTTCGCAAAAGTGCGATGTAATCTATGCCATCCTGTGCCGACTTCTCCTCAAGGCTATCCGCAGGCACCCACACGCGGTGGATGTAGTGCCACTTTTCCCCGCTCGATTCCGGAGGGAAACAGTATGTGACGACGGTATGGTCCCGGCTCATTGAAGCGTCGAGCGCCGCGTAACAGGCGCGTCCCTGGAGAGCATCAACGTTTATCGGCCCAGCGTTGTTTTTCTTCCACAGCGCAAAGTCGAGCCACGTTGAGAGGCCCTGTGTCCATACGTTGAGCTCTTTCGTAAGCACTTGCTGCCGTGTAGATGGCTTGTTTTCAGCCTCGGTTATGAGGTTCTCGATCTGTTCATAGTGCTTGCCGACTCCAAGGTTGGGGTTCGCTTTTATCCATACCGAGCGGTCTCTCCAGTCGTCCTCATCGTCGAGCGTGTAGACAAGCCCGAAATACGACTCATCCGATACAGCACCCTCAAGGATCCGCGAGAGATAACGCTCTTCCTCATAGGCCGGAGACTGAACGTTGAACCCGGCGGTCGTTATGATGAACAACAACGGTTGTGAGCGAGACCCCATTGCCGTCTGCACGACGCCGACCATCTTGTCGTTGGGGTGCTCGTGGTACTCATCGATGATCCCGACATGAATGTTGTGTCCGTCTTCGGTCTTTGAGTCCTCGCCGAGCGGTATGAAATCGGCGAGGCCGGTTGAGAGACGAATGACCGTATTGTTTATCGACTTTGATA